CTGGTTTTACTTTTGTTACCTTGTAAGGTTTAAATCTTGATTTAATATCTTTTGTTGCCTCTGCTGTTGTTAAATTTTTACAAGCATAAACAAAAGTATCTTTACCATTAAGATTTATATTATATTTTTTATATATTGATTCTTGTTCTACCATCTTGCCTCCAATTGATACTCATAAATTCTTAACATCCAATCTGTGTAGAAATGATAATCTATGATACCAATCAATAATATTAATGAACCAATAGTGTTCACCACTATCAATGCCCAATCTCGCCACATAATACCTACAATTAACCAACCTGTTATGCCAGTAAATTGAAAATACATATTATATGGGTACATATTCATTGCTGTTGTATATGCACCAAATATCAATACGATACTTGCAAACCATTTTATATACCAATCTAAGGTTTTATCCAACAAAACCATCTCCTGGTTTCCAATTACAAGCAGTTAAACCACCTGATTTTAAAGCATTTACTGTGTTAATAATTTCATCAACATTTCTACCAGTATCAAGAGCGTTCATTGAAATGTGTTGTATTACATTATTTTCATCTGTTATAACTGTTGCTCTTAAACATAAACCTTCATCACAAACTACATTTAATTCATTTGATAAATGTAAACCTGAATCGGCAGCTAATGGGTGTCTAATGTCTTTAATTAAATCGTTAGATTCTTTCCAAGCTTTTTTACAAAATTCATTATCACCACTTATACCTACTACCTTTAAATGTTCATCTACAAGTCTATCCATTTCTTTAATTTCTGTTGGACATATAAATGTAAAATCTTTAGGATAAAAATAGTAAACACTCCATTTGTGATTTTCACATAATGTGTCTATCTCACCTAATGTATTATCAGGTAGACAAGCTTGTAATCTATATTCTGGTAAATAATCACCAACTGTTATCATAAAAATACCTCCTTTAATGTTAGTCTAGTTTCTGTTTCGTTAAATTTTACAAAAGGTTTAAATTTATTTAATTTAAATCTGATACCAGGCCATATTACATTTTCTGATATAAGTTTATCCCAATCTTTCATAAAATTCAAATGATAATTCATAATAATTACTGTTTCTGGACCAATCTTATTCCCAATACAATATCGTAATAGTAAAGGGTGTTGACCATTAAATACTGCAAGAGCATTGGTGGGTAAAGTATTATCTGTAAGAATGGTATCACTAATTTTATTACAATCTTGTTTAAACCAGTATGAACTGCTTTCTTTTCTTTTCTTGTGTTGTAAATATATCTCATGTGCTTCTTTTTCTAATAAATTACCTGACCATATCTTTTTATTTTTAACAAAATTTGCAACTAAAAAATCTTCTATTTCATCTTGATTATATTTTACACTTAGTTTATGGTAAAAATATCTGTCATTTCTTTTGGTAAATGTTTCAAGTTTTGTATGAACATGACCATCATAATCAAAATAATTATATTCCTCTTTATCAAAATGCAATTTAATTGCCAAATACTTTCTATAAACTGCAAAACCATCATAATTCATATAGGTAATTTACCTGTCTTAGCTAATAAATTTAATTCTTGTGCCTCTAGTGTAATTTTTTCTTTTAAAGGTTTTGATATAAGTTTACCAACCTCAGCAGGGTCAATCTTGTTTTCATCACAAAAATGTAGCACGGCGTCCATGTAGGTCATGTCGCCACTATTTCTTTTGACTTCTTCTATTTTTAATGAAAATTGTTTAGCGTTCATAATATAATTTAGGGTATGTTTCTGGCGCCAGGTACATACCAAACCCCGACACTCGCTTTGCTAGCCGTGGTAGAGTGCCAAACTGGAAATACTATTTATCATTTAGCAGGTTCAAATAACTCCTTCATAACAGACCTGTAAAATGTTTCTATACTTAAAACTAATTCTTCAATATAGTCTTGTGGGTCTTTAACATATGCTGTCATTGTGCCGTCTTCAGCGGCTAATAACACTACTATTTGTTCTATCTTTTCACCAAATGTTTCTTCGTACATTGATGAATAAGCAGTACATTGTAAAAAATAGTTTTCTATCCAGTCCTCTTTTCGTTCCTTGTTTGCTGATTTAAAGTCTATAACGGACAATTTACCATTATATTCAGCAACACAATCAACCTGACCAGCAATTGTGAGTTTCGGGCTCACCATTATTTTTTCAAGTAATCTTATATTATTAATTTGGTCTATGTAAGGTTTTGCCAACCTGAATAGACCTAGTGGTAGTACATCTCTAATAGAAGGTGTTTCGTTATTGAGATATTGTTCAACTAATTTATGAAACGATTTACCTCGCCTAGCGGCTCTGTTCATTTCCCAATTAGCAACATCTTCACCAATTGAATCACGCCACTTCTGTAAACCTTCTTTTTTTCGTATGCCTAAAATTGATGTTACAGATGGATAGTTTTGACCATCTATATCGTAAAATCTGTACCCTTCTATTTTCTTGCCTTTGGTATTGGGTAGTAAAGACAAGTCCGTATCATTATGTATAAATTCTGTCATATTTGTACCTTTTTATATTTTATAGTCTGTTATTATACCAGATACGGACTTAATTGTCAATGGTGGTTAGTAGCCTGCCACCTCGTTCATTTCTTTGGCGATTTTGGCCTCGCCTTCTGAAGCTTCGTTTTCATCCCACTTTGCTAACTCTTTTTTCATAAGTTTGTGGAATAATGGTGGGATAAGTGCTATAGCAAATAGCGTAAAATAACCATGACCTGTATCAGGTGCTCCCACTTCATCTAATTCCCAAAAGTGAGTTTCTCCTCGGTCATGATGGTCTGCTTGGCGACCTATCTCAATGAAGAACCAAGAACTAAACATAGTAGAATTATCCCAACTATGTCTATAATCTATTGGTGCTCCTTTTTCTCTGATTAATCCGTAATGCTCTAGGTAATTAAGTGCTTCTAATTCAAAGTTAGAAATCAACCATATTAAACCTAAACAAGCAATACCTAACCAAGCACCTACATACCAGAATAGTGCAATTGTTGGTATTGACATTGCATAACCTCTTAACCATCTATTTTGCCATGATAAAAATGGTACACCTAATCTGTTTAATCTTTGTTTTTCCATTGTAAATAAAAATTTACTTTGTCCAAAGTATGACTTGACTAAGTGCGAATATAAACTACGACCTCTTGGTGCTGTCGCTGGGTCATCTTCATGACCTAATTCTAAATGATGATTATATACATGAGCATAACAGAAGTGTGCTGAACCTGAAAGAGCCATCATCCATCTAGCAATTAAAAAACTAAAGCCTTTTGTATGAGCTAATTCATGTCCGTATATAATACCTATACCAGCAAATATTCCTGTTGATAATACGGCACCTAATAATTCTGTGCCTGCCATACCATGATAAATCTGATATGCTAAAGCACATTGTAGTGCTATGAATACTGGTAACATTAAGTACATTACTGCATTTTGCAAGATAGGATTTGCATTGGTTTCTCCGTCTTCATCAAAACCAGCACCATAAGTTTGTCTAGTGTGTAAAGTGTCTATGATAATACCGACACCTAATAATGCAACACCAGTCCAGACCCAAGGTCCTCCTGCAATGACACCGAAAAGCGTTGCTAAAATTAGCAAGGGTGCTATGAAGTAACGAGCATTTATAAAAAGTTTCTTCATGATTACTTTCCTTTTCGTTGGTTAAAAAAATATTTATTTAAAAAAATGTCTAAAAATCTCTTGTACAAATAATGTACCAGAAAAATTAGACATTTCTTATACACTAACCTCTAGTTAGTTTTAGGACTTTCTCAATTTGAGCCTTGATAATAGGACCTCTATTTGGCCAATGTATATACGGCTCATCGCTTTTACTCAAATTGTACAGAAATGGTAATATTACCTTTTCTATATCTTTGAATCTTTTTTGTGTGTCAGCGTCAGCAACTTCTTTTGTTATAGTTTCTTTTTCTGCCACAATTTGCATGACCTCGTTCATCATGCTTTTAATAGATGATACATCAGACTTGACTTTTGCAAGTTCCATGTTTGTTTCTGAATTTTCAGCAACAACTACCTTTTCTTGAACCTCGGTAGGTTTCTTGTTAACAGGCGTAAATCCATAATCTTCTGTAAGGTCAAAACCTCGCATATAATCAGGTATATCTGCCATATTATTTACCTCTTATTCTGTTTAAATGTTTCTTGACTGCTTGTTCAGTCTTAATTGTTTTAATAGATTTTCTTTCGCCATATCTTTTTGCTAAAGGACTATTAGGATGTGCTTCAGCAATTCTGGCCATATTTTCTTTCCAACCAGCGTCATTTTTTATATTGCCACTTAGACCTTGACCAGCAACAATATTTACATCTAGTATAACAGATTTTAAATGTGGGTTATCCTTTAGAAAAGTATCTTTTTCAGATATCTTCATAACCTTTTCTAAAATTTCACCTGTTTCTTTATCTTGAAAGTTATAGGTTGGCATTATATGTCCGATTTAAAATGTTTATTTATGATATCTATTCTTTCTTCATTAGTGCATATCTTATCTAACTCTGACTGTATAGCCGCCATCACATCTGGATGTTCACCAATACCAGCAGGGTTTTCTAGATATACTTCTACATTTGCTTTTGCTTTTAATATCTCACCTTTTGCATGAGATACTAAACCCTCTATAATTTTTTCTTTAATGTTCATGTCTATATTTATCCTACAGGATAATTGCCTCCATAAGTTTTAACATTCCAAATGTTATGAATATAACAAACGGAAATAATATAATTAACCCTACTAATATATGTAATAATCTTTTAACTGGCATTATATGTGCCCCACTATAATAGCTTTTGCATACCAATCTGGCATTTTTGATGGTGCTTTCCAGGTAGCAAATCTTTGTTTTTTCATTACATAATAATTACGATAACTTTTTACAGTATCACCTGGTACTTTACATTCTTCTGGCATAGCAGGTGTAGGTAAAGTAGGTTTTTTATTCAAAGGTGCATTTTTTGGTGGGTTTCTTAAAGCGTCTTTTAATTTAGTAATTGCTAAATGGTCTTTACCTGAATATCTTTTTTTAAATTCTTCATTCAATGCCATCATATGTCTATATAACCAATTATAATTAAAAGCACTTTCCATTAGCCATATTGTAGATGGATGTTTTATCCAACCTGCTTTGTATAAGACTTTTTCTAGTTTAGGGTCAGGATGACGCCATCTTTTAATCTTACGACCATTTGCCGTTTTGTCATAATATTCTGTGCCATCTAGAACTCTATGTACTGAACATAATAATTGAGCACTTTCTAGTATCATTTTGACACAATGTTTATCACACGCCATTTCGGCAGATTTCACAGGACATTCATCTAATGCAAAAATATTCATAATATATACCTCTAGTTATCTGACAACCAGGATAAAGGAAAATGAAGCAAATGTCAAGCTTTTTTTAGACATTGTTTTTATATTTTTCATCTGTGTCTTCATTCCACTCCCATATCTGGTTCATTTTAAGTCTAATTTCATCTGGACTTAAACCTTTTAATTCCTCATCTGACAAGGAATTTACAAAATTTTGGTATTCTCGTTCTTTTTTCCATACCTTTTTTTGCTTATTCAAAATCTTTACAACTTCCTCATTGGCATTTATTGGGTCACCATTTTCAATTGCTAATTCCATCTCTCTTTGTTTTAATGATATGTTAGCTGATATTAACATTAACACCGCTACAGGGTCAAATACAAATATTAATATGATGATAATAATTCTGACTGCTTTATCAAAATGGTCTTTTGCTTCATCACCATAAATAAATTCTGCAACATATTTTATAGGTCCTAAATCTGCCTCTAATTTTAATTGCTCTGTTTGTATACCAGACTTTTTGTCTGTCAACTCGTTTATCTTATTTAAACTTTCTTCTATGGTTTTTTCTAATAATAATCTTTCTTCTTTCTGATTATTTCTTTCTGTAATAGCTCTTTGTGAACTACTAGAAAACCAACTTGATTCTTTTGATTGAGTTATTATCAACTCGTCCATTTTATCTAATTGATACTGTGAACGGTCAATTGTCTTTTGCCTTTGGTCAATTTGTTTATCAATTATTTCAATTTGTAATTTGTTATTGTTTTCTGGTACAACTTGGTCTAAATGTGCCTTAGATAAAAACCCAAATATACCTACCGAAGTTATAAAAACTAAAACAATAACGGCACTTGTTAAATAATACTTTATAGATTTTGGTAATAAAGGGTTGTGCCAGTTTCTATACAACCAACTTGCTATTACAAGTTTACCAACTTCTAATGCACCACCCATAGCGATAATCGCTGTTGTGGCACCTGCAAATAAAGCCGCTAACCCTATGATAGAGTATGAGGCAGCTATAATAGAGATTAATATTCCCGATATTAATGTTAGATAAGTTAAAAACATCTAACTATTTATATCATAAATGTGGTGTATATCTCTTTAATGTCTTTAAAACATTCTTTAGTCTGTCTTCATAATCATCAGTTTCAGAATAGTTATCTAGTGTCTTAATTAACTGATACGGATTAGGTTCTTTACCGTTTTTAATATAAACTGCTCTTGCTTTTCTAAAGTTTTTATATGCTGGGTGATTATTTAATAATTCAATATAATATTTTACACTATCACATTTATTGGTAAAAACTCTATACATAATACTATTATCTTTTTCAGCATGAATGTGCTTTACAGTTTTTTTAAATGATTTGATACCAAATAAATTGTTTGCTTGAACAGCAATTCTACTTTCACCCCAACCTGTTTCCAAGATTGATTGAGCTAGTATCATATTTTTAGGTATTCTTTGATTTTTTGGTACTGATAAGTTTTGAAAATCTATACACTCACTTAATGCATGAACAAATTGAGTTTCATTACTATAATTAAAACTAGGTTCAGGTGTTATATCTCTAATAACTGTTGGATTAGGATTAAATGTACCTAGAGTATAGATTGCTATTGTAAATATACCACCCACTATCATTTGATATAGTATATTTAAGGTTTTTTTCACGATTGCCATAATATATTCCTTTTGGTTATTTTACATAAGCGATATAATTATAACCACCAATATTATCAGGTAGTTTTCTTGATACAAAAACCAGGTCTTCTGATAGCTTACTCATTTGAGCTCTTAATTTTTCTGCCTGTCTTTCTGTCAAATTATCTTGTAAATCTTGTCCCCAATTACCAGTATAATATGTTATACCTGGCGAATGTTCTTCATTATCTTTTAAATATTTTTTAAGATATTTTGGTGTATCTAGTAATTGTTTTTTTAAATGTAAATCAATTTCTTTGCTCATTTTACCTCCTTTATTTCTGTGATTACACTTTTTGGTATTATTGTAGAATTACCACATTCGTAAATACTACCATCATCTTTAAAATTAAAATCACTAACTAGTCTAACAAGTTCATCTTTATCATCACTTACTAAAAAACCTGTGCTTAGACTTCTAGCTAAATTTTCAGCCTTAACTTCATCAAGTGTTCGCCACGAAGCGTCTGATGAAATATCCTGCCAATATACATGGACAAACTTGTATGGTATTTTTTTAATTTGCCTCATTTATTAACCTCTTTACTTTCTCTAAATTTTTATACTTTAATACACTATCACTCATACTATTGATTGATTGTTTTATTAAATCCTTGTATTCATTTTTTAAATGAAAGATAAAAGGTAACCTTCTCACCGTTACATCTATGAAAAAAGCTGCCGTATCTTCATTTACTGTTAGTGTTCTTTCGTGTTCAACTCTAAAATATAAATCATCTAATGATTTAAAATCAGGTTTAGGCCAATTTGGGTGATTACTAAGATGTCCAGATGGCGATATCCCCCAGGTGTATCTATGAAATGATTTACCACTTGTCATAGCACGCCAGATACCTTCACTTGCTTTTCTTAACATATCACTATCTGCTACAGGTTCGTGAACTTCTGATAGTGTCATACCTGCAACTTTACTAGGATTCCAACCACTTGCCATTGCAACAAAACACGCCTCAACTTTACCTTTATGCATAATAATAACATCATCTGGTATTTCAAGACCAAATTCTTCTATATCTACAAAAGGTAACTCCCACATTTGCATAGCTTCAGATGTTTTTTCAACTAAACATTCTTTCTTTGCAATGTCGGATTCAAAATAGATTTCTGCACCTAGATGATTGTACTCGTATTCTCTTTCGTTAAAGTAATCATCTGTATATGGTTTTAAAACCACATTATCAACAGGTGCAAATCTAGGATTTGTCGTGTATGGTGTTTGTACTATTTCTTTTATATTCATAATATTGTCGTCCATTATAGGACAAATTCACATCAATGTCAAGCACTTTTTTACTTATTTTCAATCTGCATGAAGTTATCATCCCAACCAAATGCTTCCTTTACAACGGACTCCGATAAACCTTTAAACATATTATTTAATTTTTTATCTTTTACACCGATTAAAACTTCTGCTTCATCTTTATGTAAACCTTCTAAGACTTGTATAAACAAAGTTTCTTTTCTTACTCTATTTAACTTATCATCACCACCTCTAATAAAATGCCATAGTTTACTTGATTCACTTTCTAAGTAAGTATGTTGTGTACCTGCTGGCGCCTCGTTTGCCATAAATGGTGGTGTACCTGGCGGTAACTCCCATACAATTCTAGGGTCAAAAGCACCTTTAAGTATTCTTCGTAAACCTGGTGTATCATAAGATTTTAATACTTCAATCTTTTTAGCTTTTACTTTTGCATTGTGGACTTTTTTAAAGACCTCACTAAAAAGTGGTTTACTTGATGTAGATGTGGTCATACTAGCTTCCATCTGTTTAGGTGGAATTAGATTTGGATTTTGTGTAACCATAATTTACTCCATTATTAAAAATCATTTATATTTGTCATTAACGATTTCAGTTTATTATCCATAAAATACTGTAATAGATTAGACCTATTAGGTATCTCATAGCTTCTGTACATATTTATAATATTTTCCTGTATGTCTACTGGAATTTCTTCTAAATCTATCAACTTCTTATTTCGTTGATAATTCAATCTTGTTATACTACCTAAAGGTATATTGTCTAATTTAGACCATTCTTCTAGTCTTTTCTTATTGATAGGTTGTTGTTTTTCTCCTGTTACAAATACATTGTCATCACTAAGTATATTTGGTATACCGTCTGACCTATCACCTTTTATAATTTGTTCGTGCAAAAATACGATAGGGTCAATGTCTGTGCCCACGAACTTTTTTTGGATGGGACTGTACTGTTTGACCACTTCGTACTTTTGCAACTGAATAAAATCTTTATCACCCGAAATTATCATACATGGTTCACCTAGATTGTGTGCCTCTCTGGCCATGATGGCGATTATATCATCCGCCTCAGCATGGTCAATAGATAAAACCATGTATGGTAAATTCTTTGCTATTTCTTGTTTTACTTCTGTAATAACATCAAACAAATCATCCCATTTATCAGATACTTCCTGAGTTTCTAGTCTAACTTGTTTTCTTTGATACTTATAATTAGGGAACAATTCTCTACGCCAAGGATTTGCTGAATCGGCACATAGTATTTGTTGACCATATTCTTTTTTAAATTTTAAATTATAACCTCTAATAGAGTTTAAGACCATGTGTCTAAAAATATCAATATTAGGTTCTGACTTACCTCTTGTCTGAGCCATAAAATTAGATATCAATACTTGGTTTAAATCAACTAAAATCATTATACATCAAAAGGTTTATTCTTTTTTTCTTCTTTTATCATCTTACAAGCTTTATCATATTCTTTTTGATAAAACTGCATAGTCCAACCATCATTATGATGATTATCTTTTTCATTAGCACAAATTTGTTTCCACTCTTCCCATGTAGGTTCATCTACTGAGGTATCGTATTCATCAAGTATTTTTGCCATCATCATCTCCTGGAAATAAATCTAATTCAAATTGTTCTAATTCATAATTTAATCTTGTAATTTCTGCTTTTGTTTTTTCTATATCTACATTTTCTAATACTTTACTATAATTTAATACTGGTATGGGTTGACCTTGTTCATCAAACTTTATTGTAATCATTTTATCAATTAACGCTTGACCAATATGTTCTACATCAAAATCTCTATATAACAATACTCTAATCATTTCTGACACCATAGCTAGGTCACCAAAGAACTGAGGTTTTTCTATCTTAACTCCTATGTCAACAAAGTTTTTAATTAAAGTTATTGATAAATCATCAACACAACTTTCCACAAATTCCATGGTATCTACCAGGTTTTTTTCTGTTGAATTATAATCAAGACCAGGGTCTGGTTCAAAAACTATTTCAGTTTCTTTATCTTTCGGACCAGGAAACTGTATGACATTATCTTTCTTGTCTTCGCTCAATTTTCTCTCCTTTAAAGTTTACTAAACCTTTATCATCAAAGTATTCTATCAATTGATGATATCCGCCTACTAAATCGCCATCAATTTTTATTTGTGGCATGGTTCTAACTTGTTTACCAATTTCATCAATAAAATCCTGTACATTGGAAAAGTCCTCTAGTTTGACTTCATCAAATTCTAAATTTAAACTGTCCAATAGGGACTTTGCCTTTGTACAATACTGACAATTATTTTTACTGAATACTATTATCTTCATCTTCGTTCATCATCAATTCTTCCCAACTTGATGTAGCTGGAGAACCTGTCTTCTTACTAACATATGCATTTACAGCTTCTTCTACTGTATAGTTATACATTTTGTTTAACTCACCCATAGGTAATCTTAAACCAACATATGCAC